ACACACTGCTTCAGGGTGCTGGCGCTATCGTAATGAAGCAAGCTCTTGTGTTGCTGCAAGAGAAGATTAAAGATCTAGACGCACACTTTGTTGCCAACGTGCATGATGAGTGGCAGATAGAAGTAAGAGAAGACCAAGCCGAACAGGTAGGTCAGCTAGGTGTTGAGGCTATCCGCGAAGCGGGTGAGATCTTAGAGCTTAACTGTCCTCTTGATGGCGAGTACAAAATAGGAGATGACTGGAGTGAAACACACTGATGGACCAGTTATTACTGTTTGAAGACGATCATTACGATCTTGGCGATGATAGTAAGTTTTGCAGTAAGTGCAAAAAACTTTTACCGCTCTCTAACTTCAGCAGGACCAGTGGCGGTAACTATCTAAGGCCTGAATGTAAGAAGTGTAATAATGATCTTAGTAAAGTACGAGCCGCCTTGAAAGAAAAACACGGGATGCCTGTAGGCGAATACACCTGTCCTATTTGTTTAGGCACAGAGGAAGAAGTAAAAGGAAAAGGGAACACAAAGAACGGCGCATGGGTTATTGATCACTGCCATGAAACAGAGGCTTTTAGGGGCTGGTTGTGTCATAAATGTAATAGAGCCTTAGGGGGTTTTGACGATAGCGTGGAGATTCTTAACAGAGCTATTTCGTATTTGAAAGGAGAGCTAAATGAAAACGCTAGACACCCTGATAGATGACATCTACGGTGTACTAGACAACCTCAACACAGACGAAGGCATAGAGATCCCAGAGGAGCTTACGGAAGAGTTCCTCGCCTCTATGAAAGAGTCGCTTGAGTCTTGGTCTACACCTAGGCTACAGTCTAAATCTATCCGCATGTCCAACGTTGGTCGCCCTCTCAGGCGTATCTGGTACGACATGCAAGAGGAGCCAGAGGGTTCTACTGATAAGCACGTACACCCCTCTACCTTTGTTAAGTTCTTGTACGGCCACATGCTAGAGCATCTTGCTATCCTTCTTGTTAAACTATCTGGACACACTGTTACAGATATGCAGAAAGAAGTAGAGATTGATGGTATCAAAGGCCACATGGACTGCAAGATAGACGGAGAGGTAGTTGACATCAAGACAGCCTCTGGTTTTGCGTTCAAGAAGTTTTCTGAAGGAACCCTACCTGACAACGATCCCTTTGGCTACATCGCCCAGCTTTCAGGATACGAGCAGTCAGAGGGTACAGAAGACGGGGGCTTCCTCGCTATCAACAAAGAGAACGGTGAGGTGTGTTTGTTTAGACCGGGGAACCTTTCTAAGCCAAACGTATCTACTAGGATCAACACAATCAAAGATGCTCTGACCAAAGACGAGCCTCCTATCAAGCCTTGCTACAATCCAGTAGCAGAGGGTAAGAAAGGGAACATGAGGCTAGAGGCTGGCTGTGTTTACTGTCCTCACAAGGCTAAGTGCTGGGACGGATTGAGAGCATTCAAGTATTCTAACGGTGTTAAATACTTTACTCGTGTAGTATCCTTACCTAAAGTACCAGAGATTCCACTGACATGAACAGAAAAGTATCTAAAAGAATAAGCAAGAAAGCCTTACAGATTGCTGTTGAGTGGCTGAAGAGTATGCTATCTGACGAAGAAGCTGCTAAAGTTTCTGACACAGACATCCCCCGAGACAACCCTCCCGTATATAGGGAAGGGGTCGCGTACTCCATCCCCTTTTCCTACAGGGGTTCTAAGCAAATAATAAAAAGACTTATAAAAAAGAACCCCAGCCTCGTCATAGAAGACATCACCATGCAGGACATAGAGAACTACAGAGTCTCTGTCGGCAGACCATGATCGTTCAGATAGAAGAAGAAGCAGAGGACTTGATCTCTGCTATGTTTACTTTCTTTGTCTCTACTGGGCAAACCATAGAGCAGGTTCCAGAAGATGACTTAGTTAAACTATTTCACCTCTTGCAACGAGAGATCATAAGAAGAAACGGTACACTACATTGAGCAGAAGAAAGCCTAGAGTTAGGCGTCCTGTTGAAAAGGACAAGCCTAGAGGATACGATTCCAAATGGGAAAAGACGTTACATGATACGGTGCTACAAGACTGGGTTCACCACGATGGCACAATACCTTACGTAATTGAACATAACTACCATCCTGATTTTACCAAGAGGATAGGACGCAAGAAGATAATCATAGAGGCTAAAGGCAGGTTCTGGGACTATGCTGAGTTCAGTAAATACATCTGGATTCAGAAAGCCTTACCTAGTACAATGGAGTTAGTCTTCTTGTTTGCTGACCCATCCGCGCCTATGCCACAAGCAAAGAGAAGGAAAGACGGAACCAAAAGAACGCACGGAGAGTGGGCATCAGACAACGGGTTCAGGTGGTTTACTGCTGACACTCTCCCCGATGAATGGAGAAGCGATACATGAGCATCGACAACGCAACGCCACAAGAGTGGGACGTAGTTAACAAACCTGTACACTACAACAAAGGGGGCATTGAGTGCATCGACGGAATAGAAGCTATGCTAACCAAAGAAGAGTTCATTGGGTACTTACGCGGAAACAGTCTGAAGTATCGTTGGAGGTTCCCTTACAAGAACGGGATAGAGGATCTAAAGAAAGCAGAGTGGTACGAAAAGAGACTTCTAAAGATCATGACAGAAGATGAAAAAACCTAATAACAACTACATCGACGCTAAGACAGAGCGTAGAAACAAGTACAACAAGAAGCACAAAGGCAAGCCTACTAAAACTCAGAAGAACTACAAGAGTCTGAGGCGTGAACAGTTACGCATGTTAGATGACGATAAGGACATGAGAGATGCGGAACCCTGAGTTTGAGTTGTTTTGTCAGTTGATGTATGCTGACTATTGTGACGAGAAAGCATTCAACAAAGAAACCCCTGTGCTAAGATACTCAGAGTACAGGATAAGAAATGTAAGTTTTTTGAGAAAGGAGTTTGAAGAAAGATATGGATCAGTATCAACAGTACATCCACAAGAGTAGATACGCTCGGTATCTAGATGAAGAGAATCGCAGAGAGACATGGGAAGAAACAGTTATGCGATACGTTTCTTTCTGGGGCAATGAGCTAAGCACAGAAGATAAAGGGGAACTGTATACAGCTATTTTAAATATGGAAGTCATGCCCTCTATGCGTTGCATGATGACCGCTGGTCCTGCCTTAGCACGAGACAACGTAGCAGGATTTAATTGCTCTTACCTACCTATCGACAGCCCACGCTCCTTTGACGAGCTAATGTATATCCTACTCAACGGCACTGGCGTAGGCTTCAGTGTTGAGCGAGACTATGTTAATCAGTTACCCGAGGTTGCCGATACCTTCCACGATACAGAGTCAACCATTGTTGTTTCAGATAGCAAGATAGGCTGGGCTAGTTCCTTCCGTGAACTCATTAGCCTATTGTACGCAGGTAAAATACCTAAGTGTGATTTAACTCGCGTCCGTCCTGCTGGGGCTAGGTTAAAGACGTTTGGCGGTAGAGCTTCTGGTCCTCAACCGCTTGCTGATCTTTTTAACTTTTCTGTTGAGTTGTTTAAGGGGGCTGCTGGACGCAAGCTTACGTCTCTTGAGTGTCACGATCTCGTCTGCAAAATTGCTGACATTGTTGTAGTAGGTGGAGTACGTAGGTCTGCCCTGATTAGTTTGAGTAATGTTACAGATAACAGGATGGCTAACGCCAAGAATGGTGAGTGGTATATTACTAATGGTCAGAGGGCTTTGGCGAATAATAGCGCAGTCTACTCTGAGCGGCCTGATTTTGATACTTACTCCTCTGAGATGAAGCGTCTCTACGAATCTAAGTCTGGCGAGCGTGGAATCTTCAGCCGCATAGCTGCCCAGAAGGTAGCTGCCAAGAACGAGCGGCGTGATGCGACTCATAAGTTTGGGACGAATCCTTGCTCTGAAATTATTCTGCGTCCTTATCAATTCTGTAACCTCTCTGAAGTTATTGTCCGGGCCAATGACACGGAAGATACGTTAAAATATAAAGTTAAGATTGCTACCATTCTAGGTACTCTACAATCAACCATGACTGACTTCCGTTACCTACGTAACATATGGAAAAAGAACACCGAAGAAGAAGCTTTGCTTGGCGTATCTCTGACAGGCATCATGGACTGCAAGCTGACCAACGGCTCTACTGGAGAAGAAGCCACAGGTAAACTTCTAAGAATGCTAAGAAGCACTGCGGTAGAAACCAACAAAGAGTGGGCCAAGAAGCTAGGCGTCAACGAGTCAGCAGCAATTACCTGCGTTAAACCTAGTGGCACTGTGTCACAGTTAACAGACAGCGCATCAGGCATTCATCCTAGATTCAGCGATTACTATCTACGTACTGTACGCGCAGACAAGAAAGACCCTTTAGCTACTGCAATGATTGAAGCAGGCTTCCCTCACGAAGAAGACATCATGAATAGTTCTAACTGGGTCTTCTCATTCCCTCAGAAAGCACCAGCCAAGGCTGTTACCGTTGAAGATATGGGAGCTATGGAGCAGCTTAAACTCTGGAAGATTTATCAGGATCACTGGTGTGAACATAAACCATCAATGACTTGTTACTATAACGACGATAACTTCTTCTCTGTGTGTCAGTGGATCTGGGAAAACTTTGACAGCGTTAGCGGCATTAGCTTTCTACCAGAAGCAGACCATGTGTATAAGCAAGCGCCGTACCAGAAGATAGACAAGGATACATACCTCAAGCTATCTAAAGATATGCCTAAACGTTTCAACTGGAACATAGAAGAAAAAGATGACAACACGGAAGCCATGCAAACGCTGGCATGTGTCTCAGGTGTATGTGAGATTTAGCATGGATGCTAACATCATTTCTTTTAGAGTAGCTCTTGACAGAAAAGGAAGGCTTGTTACTGAGCTTTCCGCTCTGCCAAGTGAAGAGGTTACAAATGTGTTTCCAGATAAGTACACACAAGCGTATATAAGAACAGTATTAAGAGAGTGTCATCTTAGGTTTGATGACCTACATGACTACCTACAACAAAACATACAGGCACTTAAACATGAGTGAAGAAATATATTTTACACCTGAGTCTAAGCTTGGGATCATTATGCGAGCTAATGTAGATATCATTACTGCCGTAGCAGCTATGGAACACTACGAAGAATCTTTAGAATACATGGTAAATATTATCAATAAGCACTCAGCTTTAATCTATGACATCTCTGAGAAAGTCGTAGCGGCTGAGCGCCTAGAGATACGTAGGGTTAAGTGATCACCACTTTGTACGGTCAGCCCAATAAGCTGCCGACATTTTACCCTTCTTAATATTCTTAGCATGGCGAGCCTTGAAGCTGGCTCTCTTCTTTTTCATACGCGAAGATTCACCTGCCTTTGGCTTTCCTGCTGTCTTGGCTCCTTGTTGACCGAAGCGGATGGTCTTAACTTTGTCACCTTCTTTTGCGACAACAACGTGGCTTTTCGTGGGATGATTAGGTGTACGTTTTGGTTTATTGTAACCACTGACTCCTGCCCTCTTTAAACGTGGATCTTTCTTAGACTTACCGCCTTTCTTATAGTCTTCTCTCATCATCATCGCTTCTTTCCTTTATGCAAGCCGTGTTTAGCGTGTTGTTTACCCTGAGCAGTAGCCTTACGTTTCTTTCTGTTAGCCGCTGCGAGCTTCTTCCTGCCTGCTGCCGTGGACTTCAGTTTCTTAATGGTTGCTTCTGGTGCATATACTTCACCAGTTTCAGAAGACTTCTTGCCACTAGCAGTACGCCACTTCTGTTTAGTCCAACGCTTCAAAGACTTCTGAGATTTTTTAAGAGCCATTACTGTCTATTCCTTTTATCTTGTTGCTGTTTAATCCACTCTTTAATTTCTTTACTACTTTTTGCTTCTTGCTGACTTTGTTTTGCCATGCGCCCTTCTTATAGACTCTTTGCCTTTCTTAGCAATCTGGGCCTGTTTAGGTTTGCCAGCTACTTTAGCTCTCTGCTCTAACACAGTCAGTATTTGTATTTTACGGGCAAAAGGTTTGTTTACATTCCTAACTTTACGAACAGTGTCTCTAGCATCTTGGACAGTAGCAAACTTAATACTTACTGTATCTTTAGGATTTTCGTCTGTATATAAACGCCTGCCGCTACCTTTTGGCTTTTTACCAGTTCCTTTTTTAGGGTCTGCCATTTTTATTTATAGCCCCCACCTTTAGCTTTATACTGCTTGGCTAACATTTGCGCCTTACGTGCTGACCACTGCCCCGGCTTCCCACCTTTTGAGCCAGCCTTGATCTTGTTAAATAGATTCCTACGCATCGTAGGCTTAGTGTAGTTGCCTGCTTTGTTAACAGTAGATTTCTTTTTCTTTGCTGCCATTACTTTCTCCTCCAGACACGGATACCATAGATTGCTGCAAACACAGCAAGGATGAGCCACTGATACCACTGAGGCGTCTTATCTAACGCAGCGAAACCCAGTTCAACATACCTTACTGTTTCAGGATGAAAACAAAGTATAAGCGGTATACTAAGTAAAAGCAAAACAAACTCATCTTTCCACCCTGAGTTACGTATTTGCTCTAGTTCCCAAGAGTTATCCATCTCTTGCCCACGCATTGCCATCTCAAGCTTGGTCTTGTGCTTTACTTCTTCTAGCTCAAGCGCCCGTACTTTTTCTTGATGCTTACGTTCTCCGCGAGCAGACACAGCATCAACAACCTTGCCGCCTAGTCCACCTATTAAATTACCTAAAATGCTCATAGCTCTCTCCTAGTTCAAGGGATTAGACAGGTAGTCCATCCCTGACCATAGATCCTCAATCTCTGTATCTATCTTCTTGAGTTTAGAATCTACGTCTTCTAAATCTTTTGTCATAAGCTCTGCCTTAGCTACAGTGGCTCGCATAGTTTCTATTTCTTTTTCTAGCTCTATTACTCTGTCGTTTATCAAAAGCAAAGTAGACTGCTGGTCTGCTATAGTTTTTAAATTAACGCCTAGTTCAGCTAGTTTGCCTTGTAACTGTCCTACGTCATTGGCTATAAGCTCTTGTTGGATTAGGTCAATACGTCCCGCTAGGGAGCTTTCTACTGACGCTATGTTTTCTTCTAGGGGAACTATGTCAGGTATTTGAAGAGCTTCTACTGCCTCTAAACGGCTGTACAGGCTGCTCGCAGTCCATACACCGCCTCCTAGTGTGGTTGCTAGGCTCAAGAGTATAGCGATGTAAACACCTTTAAAAGATGTTCCACCGATAGTTAACTCTGTTTCCGCTAGACTCATTAATCACAGTCCTCGTTAAACATAAAGCAACGGTAGCCTAAAGCAGTAGGCCCTGTTAAATACAGTTCACTCTGCGCTCCTGCTGTAAGAAGCTCTGCCTCAGTCAAATAAAAATTCATATTAAAGCTACCGCCCTGTCCGTTAAGATATACAGCACTAGCATTATTAGTGCCCTGATATGCAACCTTAACCCACTGCTTATTAGCATCGTATGACAACGTAGCAAAATCTGCATTGCTGTTGTTGTTCTCAGCCCCTTGCTGTAAAAAATCTACAGCCTCTGCGTTAGCCGCTACACCTAAGTAAGCACTAGCATTGTTAGCGTGTTCTTCAATATCGTTTAACGACTGATTGTAAGTATCTACCTCTTCTTGAGTAATAGACAAAGTAGCCTCATTCTCTACAACATAAGCCTGTACTTCTGCTTTGTCATCTGGAGTCTCTGCTTCTGCTGCTATCTCAGCAACCTCTACAACAGCAATCATGTCT